TTAATAATTTTTATAGTATTGACTCCTCCACTGTTATCATGAGACACATAGACTTTAGTATCGGGATGAGCATATTTACAGGCATTTTCTAGTGCGGTAAAAAGAGATATAAATAAAGAACGTGATTCTCTGTAATTTAAGGTTAAGTCGTTCTTGACGAATTCATATATAGGGGACTGATATTTATGCCCATAAATTTCTTCAAATGAGGACATTGTTGCTTCAAGAACAACTGAAAGTTTTTCATAATTATTTATATCATCAGATCCTACAAAGCGGAACCAGTTTAACACTAATTCTATTTCTTTTTTGAACAAAGTTCTTGCATTTTTTATTTCCTGCGTAAGTTCAATAATAGCTGCGTCTCTTTTAACTGAGTTAATACCTTCTTCAAGCAGGTCTAGAGCAATTAATATTTCAGGTGCAAGGTAATCATTGAGTTTATCTTGTGCTGAGCGAGCGTTCTCAGCAGTTATTTCCCACATATAATCAATAAGATCACTAAAGAATTCTTCATAATCGGAGGCGTTAGTTATTATTTCTGAAACTCTTACCAACCGATGATGATATGCTATATAGTTAAAAACATGTTTAGATTTCAAATCGGATATTTCTACACGGAAATTCTCGTTAACCTCATGTAATAAGTTATCAATTTTTTCTGAGAAATGGCCGAGTAATTCATCAAATTTGCTGACAATATGATTGTTTACATAGGAATATTTATCAGTCCAATAGACATTAGATAAATATTCCCCTTCCTTTTTTATCGTGACAAGATGCGTTTTCTCGAAACATGATCTAATTTGTGTCGTAAATACAATATGTCTAATTTCAGCACTTAAATACTTATCTAAACCATAGTTCTCATCAAGTGCAAAATCGGCGACTATGTTTCTAAAAATTGTAAAGAGCATTTCCATTTTTTTACTTGAAGCAACTGCATTTCCCTCAGCAATCTCGAATAAATCTTCGGAGTTAATTCCTTTGGACTCATCGAGTGGAGAAAGCAAAATTCCCCCTTTGGTTTCGATAGCCTGCTCGAATAAATTCTGATAAATATGCTTTCTTTTATTTACTAAGGAGTGGACATCAACATATAATTTCCCTGACTCAATTTTTGCTCTAAGTTTCTCAGAGAAAAGATTTTCAAGTACACTATCTTTCTCCTTTTTTATCTGTTCCTCATTAATACTTTTTGCATTTATTAGTAAATCTAATATTGCAATCCTCTCATGCACTACATCATCATTTGAAACATAATCTGTAAAGTTATCTAATTGTGATGGAATGCATATATATTTTAAAAAGTATTCTTCTTTGGCACTGAATTGATTAGTTTCGAATATTTTGGAAGGTCTATGGGTTTTATTGAAATCCATAAATTCTTCGAATAAATCTGTTTTAGTATCTTCATAGTTATTATTTATTACTCTAGCCATAATATCGTAGATGACTAATGAGCTGATAAATATATCATTATCATTTTTATCGATACCAGTTACCAATCTACATAATGTTGCTATTGGCAGGTAGAGCGATGTAAAAGTATTAGATAAATATTTATCAATACAAAAGTCTATAGCTTCTGTAAGTTTATTGTTTTCTATAAAATAGCGGCATTGAGTCTTTATAAAATCAGATTTTATTGGAATGATAGAGCTATCTACCAGAACCTCGCTGGTGTCATTTTTCCCATATTTTAAAGCACGATATTCTGGCAGTTGTCCACCCACTGAAAAACTTGGTTTAGGGGAGAAGTTTTTTATCTTTGCTTTTGAAGTGTTTAATTCTCCAAGAATACGAGTTTGTTTTCTTGCTGATTCTACATCATCTAAGTCAACAATCTCCTCTAGTGTTGATAGCAGATGAAATGTAAGGGATTTGGCCCAACTTTCTAATTTGAATTTAAAACAAATGCTCTTTAAAAAATCTAAACTGTCTAAAGTATTCTTGTCACATTGTAAGATTCGTGAGAAGTTGGTGGTTATTTTATTAAGTAGGGTATCTTCTGAAGATGTTTCATTCAAGTATATTTTTGTTCTTGTTAATATTTCAATAAGTCCATAGTATTCATCGTTAGTATTTGTTATTAGACTGTCAATGTTTTTCTTCGCATCTTCATAGCAGCCCATTGTGTACAAATCTGTTATTTCTTGAATGTTTTCCTTTGTCGTGCTGTCATCATTTACAAGTATTCTTAATTCATTATCTTCAACTAATTCCGATAATTCTAATAGGAGTGATTTTAAATCAATAGGTATTGAATCAAGAACTTTATCTTCCAAAATTATTTCTTTTAGAAAGATATATTGATCAATCAATGATTCATAGTTTTCGAGTTTTATTAAATCTAAAGATAATGTTCTCTTGCTATCCATATAGGGAGGGAGATATTTTAACGACTCTACTGCACCTGCATCAATAGCTGATTGAACGCATGAGCTTCTATACTCATCCATTCGTAATAAGAATTCTCTTGTAAATATCTCATATGAACTACTTTCTGAGATCAATAGTAATTCACTTATTTTATTTTTGATGTTAGCCCTAGGAAACATTGTGGGCAATTTTTCAAGGTAATCTCGTGTGTCTCCCAAGTTAAATTCTTTGAGAATATGAAGCTTGAACTGTACAGCCCACCAGCTTTTACATCTAATATTTAAATCGTCAATTAATGTTAATGCTTTTTCAGGAGTACCGTTTAAAATACTGCTATTTATCTTTTTTCTTGTATTGTTGAATGCTTTTAACAAATCGGCATTGCCGAAAAAAAGGCCAATTATCCAATATATATAGTTTTTTGTGGTGAGTAACCCACTTGCATTACTAACATCATAGTGCTCTGTATTGGAGTCATAAATTGGTATGAAAAGTTTGGGTAGTAAATTGCTTGAAGCTAATTGGAATATTGGTATGGTTGCATTATAGACATTGAATTTCTTTATTTCTTCAATGATTCTATTATTCAGCTCTGTTGTTGAGGTCCATCTGTTTACATTAAAAATTTTTGGATCATAAAATAATTTGCTTGATCGTATTGTGTTTCTGCGCACATGTTCACCTTTGCTGCGATTATTTTTTATAACAAATATGAACGCTACCGCCCTCAGTTGTAACACTGATATGGCTTACTCCATATGTTTTAACCTTATGTTACAGCATGCTAATTGTATCTGGAAGTTTTACGCATATACAAATTTTGATGATTTTAATAAAAATACATAATTATCAATGAAATACATGTTTTTTTGTGAATGGTTTTCCCTATGGCTTTTAACTAGAAGCATACTCGATTTGTTGTAGATTGGGTTGTTTCCAAATTGCAGCCCCTTTTATTGTAAGTATCCAGGCAAAACGAGCCATTCACTTTTAAAAATCTACCGGAGTCTCAGAAAACCAAAAAAAGCCCTAAGGCTGGTTCTCCTGAAGTCAGGCCGTTCGGTGTCCGAACGGCCTGACTGTGGGTGCTAGAGTGTCGTCTGGTACAATAACCATTATAAGACTTCAGATAGGGTGGGTGATAATCTCCCGCTGTAAATCCGAGGCGATATTGACGGTATTTTGCCGCAGCGAAATAAACACGTTACGCATCAGGTCTTCTTCCGGGTGCAGGTCAATGACGTGAACGCTGATGAATGTCGGCGCGTGCGAGCGAGTTTTCAGGTAGCTCAGTGACGTCAGAGGCGGGTTTGCCGGGCCCTGCAACTGGTGGAGCTCTGCCTTCGGGTCACTGCAGGCGCAGTGGATCTGGATTTTTTTTCCCATCAGGGTGCGGAACGGCACCGCGAGCGTCCGCCCCATCGGACTGACGAAGCATTCGCTGAAGTAAAACATCGGGTCACTTTTATCATAGTCACACAGGGGCTGGTAGCTCCCGGTGGTCGCCAGCCGTTCGCCGTCAATGTGCAGGATGTTATCCAGTTGACGGCGGTTGGGGTTGATCACGCGGGTGATATCCACCACCATGTGTTCATACACAATCACCTTGCGACGGTAAACAATGTCCCGGTAGGCGTGGGTGTTCCACTCTATATGGGTCAGGCTGGGCACATCGGGTGGGGGCTCACGCCAGTCTACCTCGACCGTCACCTCGGCGTACTTTTCCGTCCCTGTAAAGCTCAGTGTCTGCGGACTGGCGGGTGGCTGGTTGGACTCTTCTGCACACAGGACGTTATGGGTAAGCGTGTTCTTGTAGTAGCTGTAGTGCATTGGAGCCCCGTAACCAGTGGTGCCCATATCAGGAAGAATGGCCACGTTCTGGTCGTAAATAATGAGCCCGGGCTTATCGTAGTGATCGTGCTCTCCCCCGTAGGGGGTGTGCTTGACGACCACCGCCCGACCCTGATCGGGATTACGGAAGATAGTGATACCGTTATCCGGGTCGTGATAGTTGCCCGTCTCCCGGACCGGCTCCGTGATGCGCAGCCGCGGATCGCCGTACAGGAAGGCACCGAGGCTGGTCCGGGGCTCCTTGTCATAGATGATGGAGAGCATGCGCGCATAGTTGTCTTCCCCGTAGCAGGCGTAGGCAAACTCATAAAGGTCAGGGTAGGTCACCGTGTCTTTCATCGGGATGCAGTCATTGAATGCGGGCTCGGTGCCATCCGGCATCAGCAGCTTAATGGGCAGGTCGAGCATTTGCCTGTAGTACGGCTGCGCCATCAGGCTGTAGTCCTGATGGGCGTAGCGGACCATGCGCTCAAATTCGAAGAAGCCCTGCAGGGCATAATGGTGATAGTGCAGGGACCCTTCAAACCACAGGCCGCCTTTGAGGACCCCACACCTGAGCTGGTCGTGCAGACCCCAGACGGCATTGACGCCGGTCTGCAGATAGCGGGGATCATCCAGCACCGCACCGGTCATGGCCAGCGCACTGTTGATCCGTACTTCATGGTTATGCAGCTGCTTCCAGCGTTTGCTGATGAGAAATTCGGCGCAGGCCCGGAGTAAATCACGCTCGATGGTGGTTCGTTCTGCCGGGGCCAGTGCGTCATAAATGAGATCGTAGCCCTTCACAAACCCCGAAAGACACAGGGCTTCACAGAGCGTCTGGGCATTCATTTTTCCGGGGCCGTTATAAGGGATCCCGCCGTGCTCGGCATAGCCGGGGTAGTAGCGCGCGTACGCCATGAGAATATCCCGCACCCGCGTGAAATAGACCTGCTCCCCAGTCAGCATCCAGGCGATACCCAGTTCATAACAGGCCCGGGCGTTCAGGTCGTTGAGTTTTCTCCACCAGGCTCCCCGGTACGGTTCCCCCGTCAGAACTTCGTTATCGACCGGGCAATGGTAGGCTTCCGGCGAGAGCCGGTCCCAGATAAGCGGGACGCCATGTTTCGGGCAGTAGTAGAAGAGCTCCCAGCTGGCACATCCTGTTTCAGGCACCAGAACGGGGTGGTTAAGCACGACTTCATTGTCCTCGCGTATTTTTTTAAGGATGCGCGGATCGTCGTGGCTGGCCTGTCTCAGGCGCAGGATATCGGACGGACTGAACTGTTTCATGATGATTTCTCCTTGTGGGGTCAGAGACCCGGGTTAAGGACGGTGTCATGGACGGGATCGGAACGAGGAATGCTGAGCAGCGTCCAGAGCAGGGCGGCCCCGATAAGATCGAGGAACCCCAGCACGTCGAAGACCAGGCTATAGCCGATACTGGCCACGGCGGCCCCGATCAGCAGCGTCCCGATAAACCCCCCCACGCCGCCGACCAGCCCGGCGAACCCGGTGACGGTGCCGACCTCATCCTCGTTAAAGAATTCAGCCGACATGCTGATCACCGTGATGGAGGCACACTGGTGGGCGAACCCGGCGACGCAGAAGAGGGTGATAGCCATCCCGGTGGTGGTGACAAAGTTGAGCAGCGGGATAAGTGTCATCAGACAGGCGGCCAGGGTGAAGGTGATGCGTTTGGCGTTGATGAGGGGGATCCCGCGCCGGTTAAGCCACTGGGCAAACAGGCCCGCAAAAAGACAGCCTGCGTCGGCGGTGAGAAACGGCAGCCAGGCGAAGAGGGCAATTTGTTTCAGATCCAGATGGCGGACGGTGACCAGATAGAGGGGCATCCAGAACCCCAGCGCGGCCCAGGTGGGGTCCGCAAACAGGCGGGGCAGGGAGATAGCCCAGAGGTTACGCCGGGGCAACAGCGATTTCAGCGAGACGCGGCGCGTGACTCTGGCGTGCGTCGCTTCGCGGCCAATCAGAGCGAGCTCCTCTGCTGTTATGAGGGCATGCTTTTCCGGGGCGCGATAGGCAATCAGCCAGAGCACGGACCAGACAATCCCGAAGACGCTCGCCACGACGAAGGCGATGCGCCAGTTGTAATGGATGATGGACCAGGCGACCACGGGCGGAGCGAGCATGGCCCCGGCTGAGGTGCCGATACTGTAGATACCACAGGCCAGGCCGCGCTCCCGGGGCGGGAACCACTGAGCGGAGACTTTCATCCCGGCAGGATTGAAGGTGGATTCGGTTAGACCAATGCCCATCCGGAGTATCATCATGGGTAGCCAGGAGCTGAAGAAACCGGTCAGCGCGTTAAAGACGGACCAGAGGATGGCCATCATGGCGAAGACCCAGCGTACGCCGAACCGGTCCATGATATAGCCGGCACAGACACCGCCTACCGGGTAAGCAAGGTTAAAGGCGGCGGTGATCCAGGCGTACTGTTGTTCGGTAAAGCCGATGTCCTTCAGCATGGTCGGGGCAGCGATACCGAGGGTATTGCGGGACAGGTAGTTAGTGATGGTACCCATCATAACCAGGACAATAATGTACCATCGTAGATTCTTAACTTTCATTTCCAGGGCATCCTTTTCTATCCGTTAATGCGTTAGCTTTGGTGTCCTGCCTGAATAACGCGTGAGCGAAGCCGTTGCCCGTATACGAAATAAAGGCCAGAGACGAAATCGTGTAGTACTGTCAGTCAGGTTATGAGTGGGTTCAGATACCTCCTCGTGCATGGGTATTGGTCAGTTTCAGGCAACAGTTATCCCCACCCGGTAAGGGCGTGATGAGTCGTTCACTCTTATTCTTTCGGCCCGATACGGTGAACCCCGTGAGCCGTCAGCGTCCTCCTGGGGCTTATCCCCTGTGGTCGGCTAAATGCGCCACGTAGTGTGGGTGCAGCAGCTGCAAGCCAGAAAGTGGCTGCTGAGCTGATTCTTAAGTCACCTGCTAACCCTGCGATCGATGTTCGGGCGGTGGTGGCATGATGACGGAAATTATTACCGGCTTTTATGCCTTGTTTGCCTGTATTACTTTCGCCTTTCTCTTATGGGACGAATGCCAGGACGAATTTGATCACGATGCTGAGGACTTAGGGTTAATCACTCTGAGTGCGGTTTTCTGGCTACCACTGGTAGCGGCTGTACTTGTGGCCTTCCTGATTGATTTCTGGCGCAAGTGGGTTAACCGTGGTTGATATGCTGGAGCCTGGCCAACACCATGCCGTCAATGCCTGGCGGCGTGAAACCTTTGCGCCTGGTACCCCGTCAGATGCGACGATCACCGAACGCCGCCTGTGGGCTGTTAACCCACAGGATTATGAATGGCGTTCCCAGTACCTGCATGAGATACCCGACTGGTTAGCCGGGTATTTCGGCAACCGTTACGAAAAGCTGCTGGCTGGCCGTGACGGGCGTCGCCGTGCCAATACATTTCTGCGCAAAACTATCGGTGAGAATGTATTGCCACGTCTGCGCAAAGTGGCTGCACGTTACAAGCTGGCCGCTGATGCACTTGATCTTCCTTTCGGTAAGTCGCTGGAGCGATTGCCGTCACTTGACCGCCAGGACCTCAAAAAACTGGCTGGCCAGATATCTGGCTGGATCTCCCAGTCACTGTATGACTTTACCGATCAGTTTGTGGGCAGCACTGATGATGCCGCAGAGCTGCGCCGCCGTACGCTGGAGTCTAACCTGCCGACAATCGCGGATCGCGTTGAGTTTAAGCGGGATGTGTTGCTGCCGCGCTGGACACCGACTGTGGAAGCGTATCTGGAAAGCGGGCAGGTGTATGCCAACCCGGTATTTGCCTGGTGTGTTATCTGGCTGTTTGACGTGGGCGATCTGGATAAGGCGCTGGACTGGGCTGACATTGCAATCAGCCAGCAGCAGGCAACCCCGGATCGGTTGCGCAGTAATTTTCCCACGTTCGTGGCCGATACGATGCTGGCCTGGGCGCAGGAAACATCAGGGCGCGGGGAAAGTGTTGAACCGTATTTCTCCCGCACATTTGAGCGTGTCGCCAGTACCTGGCGGCTGCATGAACAGATTACGGCCAAGTGGTTCAAGTTTGCCGGGCTGGCGCTGCTGCGCGGTGAAGATGGCCAGACAACGGCAGCGAGTGTGGACGACATTGAAACGCTGGAGAAAGCCGATCAACTGCTGGCCACTGCAGAGAAATACTATTTAAAAATCGGCGTCAGAACGGCACGGCAGACGATTGCCGCCCGTATCCGAAAACTGACGCAGGGGTAAAGACTACCGCAAGCCAGGCGGACGCGGTGGAGGGCAGAACACTCCGTGTGTCACTGTGCCGTGGAAACCGGTCAGTCCGCCTTTTTCGGGGGAATTATGTTTAGCGGAAAACCGCTGGATTATCAGGATGAACCGCTGACGAATAACGGGTTCTGGCCGGATCTGAATCTGAAGGACTTTCAGGCGCAGCGGTCACTGCCAGCCGATATCGACGCGGACACCATCAGTCAGGCGCTGCTGGCCGCAGTCGCGGAGGTGAATGCCGAGCTGGAAAACGTGGAGGCCAACTGGAAAGCAAAAGGCCACACGCTGGCAGCAGATGTTCCGGGCGTAAAAATGGGCGGGCTTAACAGTCTGTGTGCCCAGTACATGAAAGCGGTATTTGCCAGGGCAAAAGCGGATCTGCTGGGGGAGTTCGCCACTGTCGGGCGACGTGAAACCCATCCGGGGCAGGAGAGTATGGAAACCCGCGCCGGGCTACTGGCTGAGGCTTCAGTGGTTATCCGCCGCATGAAGGGGCTTAAACGGGCAACGGTGAAAAAAGTATGAGCCAGACACAGCTTGAGAGCCTGACCGCATTTTTTCAGCAAAACGTGCCGCCGCGCGCCATGCAGTCATTTGACAGTGTGCTGGATGAAATGAAGTTCATCCCCGCCGCGAAGGATTACGGGCTGGGACAGTACCGCCAGGCGGTGATTCGCTATGACGCGGTAATCAGCTGGCAGCGTTTCCCGTATCGCCTGTGTCCGCCGCAGTTGCTTATGTCGCTGCTGGCCGCGTGGCTGGATGAGGCTGACAGGGAATTACTGGATGAAGTCGGCCTGACTGAAGCTGAACCGGACTGGGATGTGTCAGTGGAGGATGAGGAAACTGCCACCATTGTACTGACGGTACCAATGGCGGAAGAACTGGTGATCAGGGAGGACGAAAACGGGGCGATCCCGTGGCAGGGGAAACGCTGGTCGCTGGTTAACCCTGAAGTCTGGATAGCGATCACCGCCAATATTTATGGCGTGGATGAAACCGGTGCGCCGGTAGGCGGTAACGAATGATTGCCGGTGGCGAGCTGAATAAAAAACAGCTGGCGGAGTTGCGTAAATCACTGGCCAGCATGGAGCTGCCGCCCAAAAAGCGCCAGCGCCTTATCTGGAGGCTGGCCAAATACGGCGTGATTGCCGCCGCAAAACGGCACGTTCGCAATCAGGAAGCACCGGATGGTCAGAAGTGGCCGGGGCGTAAAACGAAGCGCAAAGGGAAGATGCTGCGGAACCTGCCAAAACTGCTGCATATCCGTGAAATGCCAGAGATTCAGGCGGTACGGATTTATTTGCAGGGTGGTGGCTACCGGAACGGGGAAACGCCGGTACCGGCCGGGACAGTCGGATATGCGCAACAAAACGGAATGCGCGTCAAGGTCAGCCGTCGCAGCCAGCCACGGAAGGTGGAGGCCGGAAAAATGGCCACGCCAGCCCAGGCCAAAAAGCTGCGGGCGCTGGGGTACCGGGTACGCACCGGTAAACGCTGGAAAAAGCCCACGCTGGGCGAGTTAACCCAAACGATGCCATACAGCCGGGCGGGGCTACTGATTCGAAAACTCAGCGGTAAGGCGGTGAAAACCAGCTGGACAGTGGATCTTCCTGCCCGTGTCTTTCTGGGCATGAGTGACGATGAATTTGATAACGCGCTGGCGCGTCAGCTTCAGGCCATCGGCTTTGGCTGGGATGTTAAGGCGCAGGATATTAAGGGGAAAGCATGACCTGGCCAAACGTGACCGTGAACCAGGTAAACCAGCTGCTGGGTGAAACCAATGAAGTGGAACGCACGCTGCTGTTTATCGGTACGGGTACCAAAAATGTGGGGAAAACGCTGGCGGTGAATGCCCAGAGTGATTTTGATGCACTGCTGGGAGAAGGGGAAAGCCCGCTGAAAAGCGATGTTCTGGCGGCACTGGCAAACGCCGGTCAGAACTGGTGGGCATTTATTCATGTGCTGCCCGCAGATGCTGAGGACGATGCCTGGGTGAAAGCGGTTCTGGCCGCACAGGTGGTGTGTTCGGTGGAAGGGGTGGTGCTGTCCAGTGATGTGACGGCCAAAGCCCCGGTGAATCAGGCGGCGACGTTACGATCCACGCTGATTTCTAAATATGGGCGCTGGGTGTGGTTCATCCTGGCCGTGCAGGGAATGCAGGAAGAAGAAGCCCAGGCGGATTACCTGACCCGTGTGTCTGCCATTCAGGATGGCATTGCAGAGAAGGCGGTGCAGCTGGTTCCACGTCTGTGGGGAAATGAGCCGGGTGTGCTGGCTGGCCGTCTGTGTAGTCGTGCTGTGACTATCGCAGACAGTCCTGCCCGAGTGAAAACCGGGGCGCTGCTGAATCTGGGCAGTGATGACATGCCGATTGATGGTACCGGGGCGGTACTGGAGCTGGCCACGCTTCAGGCACTGGAAGCGCAGCGCTTTAGTGTCCCGATGTGGTACCCGGATTATGACGGCTTTTACTGGGCTGACGGACGGACGCTGGATGTGGAAGGCGGCGATTACCAGTCTATTGAAACCCTGCGTGTTGCCGATAAAGCGGCGCGTCGTGTACGTCTGCTGGCGATCAGCAAAATTGCGGATCGCTCACTCAACAGCACACCGGGCAGCATTGCTGCACACCAGACGTTGTTTGCACGTCCACTGCGTGAAATGTCCACGGCGGCCAGTATCAATGGCGTGTCATTTCCGGGGGAAGTGAAGCCGCCGCAGGAGGGGGATGTGACCATTGTCTGGAAGAACAAAAAGACGGTGGATATTTATCTGGTGGTACGCACCTGGGAAGTTCCGCTGCAAATCACCATCAGTCTGTTGCTGGATGCCAGTCTGGAGGGCGCTGCATGAGTAAACGTATTTCGGGTATGTCGTTTGATACCTATCTTGACGGCGATCTGATCCACATCGAGAAAATCACACTCGATATCACGGATAACAGCGCTGCCGCCCAGACCCGTGGTGTGCCGGATGGACATGTTGATGGTGATGTGGCCGCAGAGGGAGAAATTGAAGTCAGTTCCAAAGTGCTGGGCGTACTGACGGCCAAAGCCCGCGCCGCAGGTTCATGGCGTGGTATTCCGCCGCTGGATTTTCTTTTCTATGCCAAAGCGGGCAGCGAAGAAATGAAAGTGGAATCGTTCGGCAACAAACTCCAGCTAAGTAATCTGCTGGATATCGATCCAAAGGGCGGCGGTGTGGCGACGCACAAAATCAAATATTTTGTGACCAGTCCCAAGTTCGTGAACATCAACGGTGTGCCGTATCTGGAACCCGGATAACCAGGTGCCGGTTTATTCTGCGGTGCCGCTGCCGGTACCTATGGCCGGTAATGACTCCGGCATGTTCCAGTTCCCGCCAGAAGGGACGCTGGTTGAAGTTGCGTTTACCGGAGGTCGCCCGGATAAACCGTTCATCAGGCAGACGCTGCCGGATGGTACCAGTCTGCCGGATGTTAAACCCGGTGAGCAGCTGCAACAGCAGCGGGCGGAAGTGTCGCAGCGTGTTACCCAGGCTGGCGACTGGGTGAGACAGACCGATCAGACCATCAGTGAAACATCGATGGCGCGGATGGTTAAAGCTGATACAGAACAGCGTGATCTGGTCAGCCGTGAAACCACGATTAAGGCTACCGATAAGACCACTGTACTGGGTACCGCCACCCTGATGGCCGGAGCAATTCAGCAGGTCAGTGCAGGGGATTATAGCCAGGCCGTGAAAGGCAACAGGCTGGCCAGCATTGAAGGGAATGACGAAACTGACATAACCGGGAAACAGTCCACTAAGGTGGCCGGTGCCGTGGATGTTGATGTGGGGGGAACCCTGACTGAAAAGATTGCCGCATTGCGTAAATCTGTGGCATCGGGCGGTCAGCAGATTATGGGGCCAACCGTCCATATTGGCAGTGAGAGCGTCAACACGCTGACCATGATGCTGGATACCATTGATTTACTGGCAGAGCTGGCGCAGCAATGTGCGAGCCATTCACACCCCAGCGTTGGTACGCCAACCAATGCCGGAGCATTTACCAAGACGGCAGAGAGGGCAGGACAGACCCGGAGTAAGTACCAGAAAATAATCGCCTGATCATCCCATCAGCCCGCGCGTAATGCGGGCTTTTTTGTACCCATTCCCAGACCTCACCAGACGCATTCTAAGCGCTTCTTTTATCTGACCACTACCGCGCAACACCACAAAAGGATCTGTGCTGTCACGTTACGCTGACGGCGCTACACGCTGACAAAATAAATCTTTCGCAGACAAAAACGGCACTACACCGCACCCGCCTGCGGTTTCTGGGTCGATAAAATTTTTCAGTTTTATTTTTCTTCAAACCAGATCTCCAGACCGCGCCAGCACTGGTGGCTTTGCAGAAAACCAAAACTGAAATGATTGAAAAGAATTTCACTGTTTTTCAGTTTTATGGATCTGTGGGGGATCTAACGAAAATTTTAACTAACAGATATATAAGGATATTTTTAATTTTAGGTGGTTGTGGAGGATCGTTTATAATTTCGTCTGTGTTTGACGTTGTGAAAGGAAAACCAGAGATACTGCGGGTTTCGCGAAGAACTGCTATTGATAAGAACTGAAAAAGAACGCTAGTATTAAAGGCACTCTACATAACTAACTACAATAGCCGATTACTCATTTCTCTTTTTCTGATTTTTGTTTGTTGTAATAATGATCATGGCCTAAAACTAGAGTTTAAGCCTACTGAAAAAGATTTTTTAGTTAAAGCTATTTCACAGTCATTTCTTACTTTAGTGTTCGCAAAATTCTCAAATATTTCCTTATAACCATTGCACCATTTAACATATAAGTATTCTCTGTGCTCATTGATATAAAAGCATTTTGAAATTATAGGTTTAGACTCAAAGTATTCAACTTCAATTATTTCATGGTTTTCTAAGTGGTAATTAGGATGTGAAAATATTCTAATCACTTCTTTGCAGCCATTCAATTCGCTGTTAATAAGGCTATTTATATTTTCAATGATAATATCTTCATTTATATTTTTTAGCTCTTGAGCGATCAGAGGGTGTATTTTAAAAAGACCTATGTTTGATGGGAGTGTATTGATAAGTTGCATCCATCCCTTATTCTTTAGGAAACGTGAATTTTCATGATCAAGATTAATTTTAACATTATCATTTAAGAGTTTTTCTAAAATATATTTTACTTTTTGGTCTAAATGTAAATATGTTTCTCTAAAGTTTTTAATAAATAATTTTTCTTGAGCAGCTTTGGCAGCGATCTCTTGTGCTTCAACTATCAGCATTGCTTTACGTTTTTGTTTGGATTTAATTACGTTGCCTATTGATAAATATATTTTGTTTATTAACTCGAAAGCAAGGGTTCCCAAGGCAACACCTATCAAAAAAGAAAGAAGTAAAATGGTACTTTCGGTCAAGTTTTTGGCAGATGTGGAAGTTATTAACTTGCTGAACAACGGGTGTAGATAATGGAGTGCTAGCACTGTACTTAGAACAACAAGTATCAAGCGAAAGGCGACTCTGGCAGTGAGAGTTGTTGTTAGAATTTTAACTACCGTTTCGGTGATGCTCATGTTCAGAATCCCATTCATTATCAGAGCAACGTACCAGTGGACGTGTTGTGGACACTGGTCATTAAAAAGGGGCTACGCTTTCACGTAACCCCTTGTTTTATTTGGTGGAGCTGGCGGGAGTTGAACCCGCGTCCGAAATTCCTACATCCTCGGCACTACATGCTTAGTCAGTCTTTACATTCGCACGCCAGCTGCGGACAGACACGCCACTAACGAACTAGCCTGATTAGTTTTAGCACTTCAGCCCCAGGCAGGACATCCGCGCGATCTCTTTTGGGTTTGACCTCTCTTTATCCCCGTCTTAAGAGCGGAAGCTAGGGAGAGAGGGCTCTTAGCAGGTTATTAAGCTGCTAAAGCGTAGTTTTCGTCGTTTGCGACTATTTTTTTGCGGCTTTTTACGAGGCCAACCGCCCCTCGGCATGCACCTTGGGTTTCGCAAATCCCGTCGAATCCAGAATCAGCCCCAATGTGTTAAGGCAAGTATAACAGACTTGTGACACGCGTGACCAGCCCCTGCAACCCCTTATCCTCAACGATTTAGCGCTCCCGTAGCGCTTCTTTTGCGCGATTAAACGGTTTGATTAAATAGTCGACGATGGTTTTTTCACCGGTTTTGATATCCACGCTGGCAATCATGCCCGGAACGATGGAGAAATGACGCCCCAGTTTGTTCTGCAAATAGTCCTGATGGGTACGGATAAACACGCGGTAGTAGAAGACTTCTGGCTTTACTTTGTCCTGAATGGTGTCCGGGGAGATGGTTTCGACCACGCCTTCCAGCCCGCCGTAGATGGCGTAGTCATAGGCGGTGATTTTCACCAGTGCCCGCTGTCCGGGGTGAATAAAGGCGATATCGCGCGGTGACAGGCGTGTTTCTATCAGCAGGTGATCGTCGACCGGTACAATCTCCATCATCTCGCCGTTGGGCGGGATCACGCCGCCAATGGTGGTGACCTGGATGTTTTTCACGATGCCGCGCATCGGGGCGCGGACGGTCAGACGGGTGACGGAATCTTCACGCCCCTTCAAAATAGCCGCCAGCATATCTACTTCGGCGTTGGCTTTTGACAGTGCTTCCCGCGCCTGCACGTAATACTGCGAGCGCAGGTCGGTGATTTTTAGTCCGAGGTCGCTTTTTTGTCGCTGCAGGCGCAGCACTTCCACATGGCTGGCGGCGCCGCTTTTCTCCAGCCGCTGGGTGATTGCCAGCTCTTTATTTACCGAGACCAGCGCATCCTGGAGTTCGACCATTGCGTCGGCAAGCTGCGCCCGACGGCTTTTATACAGCCGGGTTTCGGAGGCGATAAGGTCGGGCCAGGCGTTCAGTGCATCGGGAAAGGTCAGCGGCAGATCGTTGACTTCGGCATTGAGTCGCGCGCTGGAGGCCAGCGAGGCGCGGTATCGGGCGGCGCTTTCGCCGACGTTAGATTCCGAGCGGGTCGGGTCGAGACGGGCCACTACCTGATTGGCCTGTACTTTGTCTCCTTCGCGCACCGTCAGTTCGGCGAGGATCCCGCCGTCAAGCGACTGCAACACCTGTTCGCGCGAGCTGGGGATCACTTTGCCGCTGCCGGTGGAGACTTCATCCAGCGTCCCGAAGTATGCCCAGATGCCCAGGATGGCAAACAGCAGCGTGCTGAGCAGGATAATTCGGCTGGCACCGGAAAAGCACTGTTCGTGGCGGATGTCGAGGTCGTCCATGGCGGCATCATGCGGATTGGTTTTCATTTTTCCACTCCCGACCGTGAGCCTGTGCAGGCGCGCGACTCGCGTTCAGCGCCTGTGCTTTCGGGGCATCCATCACCAGTTGACCTTCTTTTAACACCACCACGCGCTCGACCAGTTCCAGAACCGGTACGCGATGGGTGGCGACGATCAGCGTGCGGTTGCCGAGCCACTGGTTTAGCCGTTGAATAAACTCCCGCTCGGTATGTTCATCCAGCGAGGCGCTGGGTTCGTCGAGCAGCACAATATTGGGCGAGCGCAGCAGCATTCTTGCCAGCAGAATGGATTGCCGCTGCCCGCCGGAGAGGCCGTTGCCGCCTTCCATAATCGGGTGTCCCAGCCCTTTGGCGAGCTGTTTAACAAAGGTGGCTGCGCCGCTGACTTCCAGCGCGTCGAATATCTGAGCATCGCTGACATGCGGGGCGCCGAGGGTCAGGTTCTCACGCAGCGTGCCAAAAAACAGGCGTGCATTTTGGCTGAGAAAGCCGATGTTGCGGCGTAAATCGGCCATGTCGATCTGCGCCAGGCTCAGGTTATCGAGCCGGACGTCGCCCTGAATCAGCTCCACACCGCCCGCCATGGCCTGTAGTAGGGTGGATTTCCCCGCGCCGTTACGCCCGAGGATGGCGATGCGTTCCCCTGGCATCACCTCGAGGCGGGCAATGCGCAGCGGTACCTGTTGATCGTCGCAGTGGTAGCGAAAGTGGGCGTTCTCAAACAGATAGTGCCCGCGAAAGATTTCCTGATGTACCCGATTCTCATCGTGCTGGGTTTCGGTGGGGAGCTGCATAATGCTGTCCAGCCCCGTCTTCGCTGCCTTGACCTGCTGCCAGCGCGCCAACACGCCGCACAGATTTGCCATCGGGGCAATCATTCTTGAGCCGAGCATCGAGGCCGCCACGACCGCGCCGGTAGTCATGGTGCCTTCGATGACCATCGGCGCACCGAACATAATAATCGCTGCGTAGACCAGACTTTGTACCGACATGCCCCAGCCAATCAGCCCTTGAGTCAGCTTGCGCGTGCGCAGTCCGGACTCGCCGGTAATGCGGATGTAGCTGTTCCACTGCTGCAAAAAGCGGTTCTCCGCCTGCATCAGCTTGATGTCCTCCAGCCCCTGGACGCTTTCGACCAGCACCGCGTTACGCAGCGTGGACTCGTGTGCAGCCTGGTTGGCGAGCATAGCCAGCTTCTTCTGTAACAGCAGGCCAGGCAGGATCATCAGGATCGCAGCGACGGGCGCTATCCACGCCAGCTGCGGGGCGATGCAGGCCATCACGACGATAAACAAAAAGAAAAAGGGCAGATCGACAAGGGTCGACAGGGTTGAGGAGGTGATCATCTCCCGCACCTGCTCCAGTTCGCGGAGCTGGGAAATAAAACTGCCGGTGGAGCGGGGGATGGCGCTGTTACGCAGGCGCAGTGCGTGGCTGAACACGCGATCGGAAATGCGCATGTCGGCGCGCTTGCCGAGCACATCCATGATATGGGTACGGGCTTCGCGCAGTAAAAAGCCGAACAGCACCGCCACCAGCACGCCGGTCGAGAGCACATACAGCGTGGGATACGATTGGGCCGGGATCACCCGGTCGTAAACCTGCATCGAGAAGATAATCCCGGCGAGCGACAGAACGTTAATCAGGAACGCGGCTACCATCACCGGCAGGTAAGGCCGGATGTCCTGGAGCACCAGCTCGCGCATCCAGTCCGGCTTAAAGCGCGAAACATAGCGGTCGACCCGGCTGTCTTTGAGCGCCGACAGCGGGCGCAGGGCGGTAATGGTGTGGATCTCCGGCAGAAGCTCGGCAATCGCCAGCCGGTTGCGCTGGCCTTCTTCGGCGATGATAAACACATCCAGCGCATCTTCACCGTTGAAGTGCTCTATTACCATAATTTGGCCGTCGCGTAGCTCCGCCACAACCGGTAAACGCCACTGGCTGAACAGATGTTTTGTGGTATCCAGCGCATGAAACGACAGCCCGGCCTGGCGCGCGAGCTGCGTCAGGGCGAGGGGTTTATTTTTTCCGGCAAACCACGGAGCGTTGGCCTGAATCGCGCCGGGCGAGCAGGTGACGCGATAGTGGCTGGCAATGTGGCTAATGGCCTGCGCCCACAGGTTCAGGGCGGACTCGCTAATCGTCTCTTCTACACCCGGCTCGACGTGGCTCATAGCTGGATCTCCACTGACTGGATGCTGCGATTGTTGAGGGCGAACGCCTGGCGCAGCGTGCCGGTATTGTAGAGGCAGTTCAGCTGGAGTTGACGAAGCTGGCTTTGGGTTTGCAGTTCGGCAAAGCGGGCCTGATATACCTCCTGCTCGGCGTTAAGCACGTCGAGCAGCGGACGAGAGCCGAGATCCAGATATTGCTGTTGATACAGTTCGCGCGTGCGTTCGCTCAGCCGTTGCTGGCGGCGCAGGATCTGCAGGGCGGTGGCAAGGCTCATCGCCTGGCTGCGGGATTCGAGCAGTTTCTGGCGCACGTCAAGGCGGGTGCGCTGGATGGAATACTGCGCCGAGTCTACCGCATGACCAGCGGCGTTGCGTCGGGCGGTGAGCCCGCCTCCCTGATACAGCGGCATCTCGACTTTCACCCACGTGGAGTACTGCGTTTTGTCGAGCACCTCATGGCTGGGATATTTGTCATTGAGATAGTGCTGCACGGAAGGCTCAAGAGAGATAGTGGGCGTCATCTGCGCGTTGGCGTAATCCAGATTGGCCTGTGCAACATTAGCCTGCGCCCAGGCTGCCAGCACGGCAGGTACCAGCCTGTCATCAGGCCTGGTGATGTCGCAGCTGCTGTCCAGTTTCACCGGGAACGCGTTGCTGACGCCGTTGAGCGAATTCCAGCCAAGAAAGCTCATCAGTGTCGCCTTGCTGCTGTCGAGGTTCGCCTGATACTGCGCCAGCTGCGAACGGGCGGATTCGATACGCGCATCGGTTTGTACAACGTCAGAGAGCGACGTGGCTCCTTCATCGTTGCGTTGCCGGGTCAGCCTGCCAATGCCGTTCAGAGCGGAGAGCTGCGCTTCGGCGGCGTCGACCATTTGCTGCCAGGACTGTACCTGCACAATGGCGTTGGCGGTTTCGTGGGCGACGGTGTCAATGCTGAGTAAGACGTTAGCCTGCTGCTGGGCGGCCCCCGCAGTCTCGGCGCGTACCTGACTGGCGACTTTGCCAAAGTCATACAGCATTTGCGAGACCGAGATCACCAGCGACGGGCTGAAACCATGATCGTTATAGGTATTGCTGTAGCCGTTGTTCACCCCGGCCGTGACCTGCGGATAGTATTTGGATTTCGCCACGTCGATCTGCTCATTTTGCGAGAGCAGTTTGCCGATCGATTCACGGATCGCAGGATGCCAGCTTACGGCGCGGCTTACCGCATCGTTAAGTGTCAGGTTGCCGGGCGCGGCGGCGCTCAGCGGGAGTTCGGCCACCGATCCATCCAGAGAGGGGAGCATCTGGCTGGTGGCCAGCCCTTCCGGCGTAATGATTTGCGGTTCATCTTCGGCATTCACCTGTAAGGAACAGAGCGTGAATGCCAGCAGCAACGTAACAGAGGCGACATTTCTCATCGTATATCCCTTTCAAAATACGGCAGTGACGACTGTTATTGCCCCGGACGTCGTGGCATCCG